CGCGGACGGCAACTACACCACGAAGGAGCGCCGCGCGGCCGACCTGGCCATGGACTGGGGCGGCCAGGCCCGCAACGCGCTGTCCTTCGTCGAGAACGCGGGCTGGCCCGGCTTCCCGACCCTCTCACTCCTGAGCCAACTGGCCGAGTACCGCTCGATGCACGAGACGCTCGCCGACGAGTGCGTGCGCTGCTGGGGCGTCGTCGCGTCCTCGGGCGACGGGGACGACGACCGCTGCACGCAGATCGAAGCCGAGCTCAAGCGCCTGAACATCCGCGCCGCAGTGCGGCAGATGGTCGTGCACGACCAGGCGTTCGGCGGTGCGCATGCGTACATCAAAATCAAGGACGACGACACGGCGCGCGCGTTGCCGCTGCTGCTCAAGCCCTATTCGGTGCGCAAGGGCGCATTCCAGGGTCTGCGCGTGGTCGAACCCTACTGGGTCACGCCGAACGACTACAACTCGATCGACCCCACCAAGGAGAACTTCTACAAGCCCTCGTCCTGGTGGATGATCGGCACCGAGGTGCACGCAACGCGGCTGTTCACGATCGTGAGCCGCCCGGTGGCCGACATGCTCAAGCCGGCCTATTCGTTCCGCGGCATCAGCATGACGCAGCTGGCGATCCCCTACGTGGACAATTGGTTGCGCACGCGCCAGTCGGTGTCCGACACCGTGAAGCAGTTCTCCGTCTCGGGCGTGCTGATGGACCTGCAGCAGTCGTTGCTGCCCGGCGCCGGCACGTCGCTCGACTACCGTGCACAGCTGCTGAACCTGTACCGCGACAACCGCAACCTGCTGCTGCTGGACAAGGCCACCGAGGAATTCTTCCAGATCAACACGCCGCTGTCGGGCCTGGACGCCCTGCAGGCGCAGGCGCAGGAGCAGATGGGCGCCGTGTCGCACACGCCGCTCGTGAAGTTGCTCGGCATCACCCCTTCGGGCCTGAACGCGTCGAGCGACGGCGAAATCCGTGTGTGGTACGACTACGTGCACGGCTACCAGGGCGCGTCGCTCACGCCGCTCATGCAGGTCGTGCTGCAGCTGGTGCAGCTGTCGCTGTTTGGCCAGATCGACGAGGACATCACCTGGCAGTGGGAGAAGCTGCACGAGGCCACCGAGGTCGAACAGGCCACGATGGACCGCGAACGGATGGAGACCGACCGCGGCTACATCGAAGCGGGCGTCGTCAGCGCCGAGCAGGTCGCGCAAGTCCTGTCGGCCGACCCCACCTCGCGCTACTCGGGCATCGCGGACCCCTCGCTCGAAGCGATCCCGGACGACGATATCGACGCCATCACGGACGCGATCCTGGGCATCCAGGCACCTGTGCCCGAACCGGCCGCGCCGGTGGCCCCGGCCGCACCCGCCGAAGCGCTGGGTACGGCCGGGCTGCCGGCCGGCGCTCAGTCCGGTATCGAACACCCACTCGAGGCTTGAGCATGGAGCTGCGAGCCCCGGGCAAGCGCGACATCGTGCTCGGCGCGGTGGTACCAAACACGCAGACCGAAGCCGCCTACCGTGCGGAGCTCGCGAAGGCCATCGCGAACATGACGGCGAGCTACGAGTACTGGCTGCGGTCAAAGTACCGCCGCGCGCTCGACACCAACATGGCCGCCGGGCGGCTGCCCGACGCGGATCGCGCGCAAGACGCCGACTTGCCCGGCCCGAGCGAGTCGGCCGGCGACCTGTTCGAGGAACTGGCCCGGCTGCGTGAGCACTGGGAGAAGCACTTCCACAGGATGTCGGCCAAGCTTGCGACGCAGATGCTGGACGTGATGTACCGCGACAACGCGATGTCATGGAACAGCAAGCTCAAGCGCGCCGGCTTCGACATCCAGCTGCAGCTCACGCCAGCACAGAAGCTGATCCTGAAGGCCAAGGTGCCCGAGAACGTCGCGCTCATCCGCTCGATCCAGCAGGACTACCACAAGGACGTCGAGGGCATCGTCTCGCGCAACTTCCTGAAGGGCCGCGACCTGTCCACGATGGCCGACGAGATCAAGGAGCGCGGAGGCGTGTCGACGCGCCGCGCCGCGCTCATCGCGCGCGACCAGTCGAACAAGGCCACGGCGCAGATGAATGCGGCGCGCCAGCAGGAGCTCGGCCTAAACTGGGCGACGTGGATTCACTCCAGCGCCGGCAAGGAGCCGCGGCACACGCACGTCAAGGCCGGGCGCGAGCAGTGGATCTTCGACACGCAGGCGGGGATCGACTTCGGCGACAGCTTCGGCCAGGTGCTGCCCGGCGAGGCCATCGAATGCAAGTGCCATTCCCGCACGATCATCCCAGCGCTGGGCCGCGGCGACATCCAGTCCGAGGACGACATGGAACCCGTGGGCGGCTTTCCCGGCGCCTATCGTGCGAAGGTCGGCAAGTCCGCGGGCGAGAAGCAGAAGCAGGACGTCGTGTTCACGCGCTCGCCGGCGGGCTCGCCCGTCAAGTACAGCTAGCGGATCGGCTCGAAGCGCTGCGCGAACGGCGGCGCGTCAGCCTTCAGGCGTGCAGGCATCACAACCGCGAAGACGTTTTCGTCGCTGCACGTCACGAGCGCGGGGTTCTCGCCTCGAATGCTGGTATGCGCGAGCATGTGCGGCTTGCCGCACCAGGTGCGCAGAGCGCTTTCGGCGTCTGCCAGCAACTGCCAGTGAAAATCGGCAGGCGCGGCGTCCGCTTCGGCCGGCGGGACGACACGCCGCCAGTCCGGGTAAACGCCGTCCGGCTGCACGAAGCTGACATCTCCGAGCGCCAAGGGATCGACGCGCAGCGTCAGCGATGCGATGCGGCTCGATAGTGCGCGCTTTACGGTGTCGCGCGGGATGCTGACCGCCATGGGCACGAGAGGCAGCGCGGGTGCCTGCACGTTCGCAGCAGGAATGCGTCCGGCAAAGAGGCGCGCACCGTCCGTCGCGACGATGTAGACGTCGCCCGTGCTCACGACTTCGACGCGGACGCAGTTCAAGTAGCCGCGAATGTCGCGGTCGCCAGCGTGCGTAAGTGCAGCTTTGAGGTAGGGGGCGGGAATGGTCAGCATGAGGTGCTCCGTGTTGATGTAGCGCTATTCTAATCATTAACTTAAGCGTTTGTCAAATGCTCCATCGAGCATTGCGGCGCTTCGCTATCGTTGCGCGCGCCACGATAGGCAGCTATCATCGCGCGAGTACAATTCCGCCCAACATGACGCAGCTGCAACACGCCTTTGACCGCCAGTCCGCCCGCTCGGTGGACGCAGATGGCCGCATGCGCGTCAAGAACTGCATCCTGTCCACGGCCGAGGTGAACCCGTACCGTGGTCAGGAGATCCCGGGCTGGGAAAAGCTCGGGCTGAACGCGAACACGGTCTACGACCTGTACCGCGACCCCGAGGCGATGCGCGAGGCGATCAAGTCCTTCGAGGGTGTGCCCCTCATGGTCAAGCACATCGCGCAGTCCGCCGACGAGCCCCGCAAGGAATACATCGGCGGCTCGGTGCACAACGTGTCGTTCGACGGCAAGCACCTGCGCGGCGACATCCTGGTGTGGGACGGCTTCGCCATCGACCTCATCGAGTCGGATGAGCAGTCCGACCTGTCGTGCAGCTACCGCTATGACCCGATCATGACGTCCGGCACGGCGGCCGGCAGCAAATACGACGGCCGCATGGCTAAAATCCAGGGCAATCACGTGGCACTGGTGGACGAGGGGCGCGCTTCGGACGCTCACGTCGCCGACGCAGCGCTGCAACCTTCGCAGCATCCCGATCCATCTTTGCAAGGAGATACCATGGCCTTCCCCGAGAAAGACCCGAACGCGGCGCCCGCCGCGCCCCCGGCCGGTGCAGCACCCGCCGCAGCGGCACCGGTGGCGCCCGCCGCCCCGGCAGCACCCGGCGCCGACATCGGCGCCGCCCTGAAGCACATCGCGACGCTGCTCGAAACCGTGCTGACGCGCCTTCCCGGCGCTGCCGCACCCGAAGCCGCAGCGCCCGCTGCGCCGGCAGCCGCTGCTGCAGCGCCCGGCGCCGAAGACGAAGGCGGCGCGCCCACGGGCGAGGTCGGCCCTGAGAACGAAGGCAAGGAGGGCGCCGGCTTCACGCTGGACCCGACCGCCAAGGTCGAAGGCGCCGATGACGAAGATCCCG